CGTCCTCACCATTAAACATTGCATCTACACGTTCTAAAAGCCGTTTCCCCTTTTCGTGATTTTTAGCGAACTCAATATCCACATAACAATCAAGTAACACCTTATCTTGGTCTTTATGGACATTTTCAGCCCATGCGCCACCATAATATTCATTGATTGCTTTTGCATTGCTTGCCGATACGAATTGCCCATTAACTTTAGGGTGACCAATTGGCATTAAGTTGCCATTAATGGATCTGTAACTTTTGTCGATTTCCTTTTTTGGATATAAACCGTTGTTCATCACCACATCATCAACAACAGGCACAACATCACGGATAACGTAATGCTCTTTGTTGTTAATGGTTTCTTTGGTAATTTTTGACGATTTGTTAATCATCGACAGTATATTGACTGTAATTTTATTCATTGATTGAACCACGCCTCTCGTTCAGTTGTTAGTTTTTCTATGACGAATTTATTAACAGGCTCGCCTTTTTCATCCAGTAAAGTAGGTATTTGTGCACAATGACAGTTATACCTATTACCATTTTCCTCATACCAATTCTGTACCTCCTCAACCGTTCTGATTCGTCCGTCCCAATAAACGTGAGTTGCTCTGCTGGTGGCTGATTTTGCAGATATATGCAGGAGCGCAGTTTTAAGACCTAATCGCTCAGAAGACCATTGAGCTTCATTCCATTGCGCCTGCCTCATAGCTCCAAGCTGTTCTGTTTGAGCTAGCGCCCTAGCTTTCGACATTGATACATCAAGACGTTTACTGATGATTTGGGCGGTTTCTCTTGGGTTAATGCCTCTCGCTATAGAGCTAGCTAGAACATGGGATAAATCAGATTTTGCTGTCTGTGTTAAGCTTTTCCAGTCATTAAACGTTAGCGTAAATGCTTGCTTAATTTGGTTTTGATATGCTGGCTTGGATAACAACTCCATAAATGTTGTTTGCTCTGCATAATAAGCAGA